CGGTCATTACTCCACCTGCCCCAGTCATATTAAACCTTGAACCTGCAACTGAACGATAACCCTGTTGCAAAACTGAACCATAAACACCATTTGCAGTATTGTTTGCAGGGTTTGTCCAGGCACCTAAAGCACCTAGTTTATCACCTGTACGAGGTTGTGCAACACCTAAAACGGGTGCAGGGATAGCAGAAACTGACATTTCGCTATCAGAGCAAATCAAAGCTTCACAATCTCGTTTTAACTCGATAAGTGCCCTGGCCTTACTTTGTGCATAAAGCCCTGAAGGACCTGCAACATCAACTGCCTCTGCTTGAGGAGAAACGCTGAAAGTTCTTTGCAATTGTTGAACACGATTTGCAAATCTGCAACGCTCGGTTGTTTTGTCTACAAAGTCACCCCCGAATGCAAGTGGTTTTCCGTCTGCAACACCAGGAAATGAAACCTCGGAAAGGTCATCTACCATCCATTCAGAAAGCATTGCTTTTGCTGATGGACCCCTGGAGAGCATTGCGAACATTGGAGTAGATTCTACTGCAGTTCTGCGTAAAGTGTTGTCTAAAGATTCTCTTGCACCCCTGACGGATGGTCGATCACCTAGTGAATATGAAGTTGCTTGTGGCATGATATGTTTTGTTTAAATTTTGTTATGCTAAAAATGCGATTAATTGATCTTCGGTTACATTTCCGTTACCCAGGATTTTAGATTTGTTTTTTACTTTTTTGACGGGAGGTGATACCTCGCTGAAAGGTTCAACAGGTGGCATTGGTTTAGCAGTTTTCTTAACTACTTTTTTAGGTGCCGTATTCCTGGACTTAACTGCTAAGACTCCTTCAACCAATAAACCTTTTAGGTATAATTCGTTGGGTAGATCTTTCAGTGTTTTAAACCTTGGATTTTCATTGATGGAACTAAGCAATTTGAACCCTTCCGATGCTTGATCTTGCAAGAATGGAAATGATTCTGTGGCCTGTGCGTTTGAACTATCTCTCTCCTGGAGAAACTTTTGCCTGGCAGGTATTAGTTCATCCAAACAATCTTCTGAATTGTTCCGAATTTCCTTAATCTGCTCGGCAGTGTATTCAACACCATTTTCCTCAACGAAAGATTCTCCCTCGTATTTCCGTGCCCACTTTTTTGCATTGATTGCCTCCTTGCGAAGGGTTTCTAATTCTTCAAAAGTTTCTACTTCATTTACTCCAGGGGAATGAGCCTTCTCTTCACTCTTTCTGTCCTTTAAAGATTTTAGTTCGTTTTGGATTGATGCGAAATTCTCTTCAGCAGTTTTTGCTCTGCTTGTTAATTTCCCAATCTGTTTAACTAATTTCTGAACGGACTTTGGAGTTTTAGGTTCCTCTGATTCTTCTGATTCTTCTGATTGTTCAGATTCTTCAGTCTCCTCAGTTTCTTCTTCCTCGTCATTTGATTGTAAAAGAACATTTTCTTCTTCACTTGCCTCTTCTGCCTCTACCCCCGATTCATCAGTGGTAACATCTTCAGCTTGTGACTCAGCAACTGGATCTTCTTGGGCTAAAAAGCCTAAAAAATCTTCATCACTGAGATTCCCGTTTGTGTCTTGTAATTCTGTTGCTTCTTCTTCAACGGCAACCTCGTCTTCATTGTTAATCTGCATTTTTTTATTATGTCGCTTTCATAGACTGCAAGTTTTCACCTGCCTGAGTCTTAATTTTAACTTACAAAATTAAAATTTAGACTAAGTATCGGCAGAAAATTCAATTACATCGTCTCCTAACCAATCGTTTAAGCCCTTCACAACTGATTGAACAATGTCTTCTTCTGACAAGTCACTCTCTTCAGCATAGCGATTACAAATCACGATTACTGAGGACGCTATTTGTCCTTCAGGATCTGTTGGCCCTGGCATCGTTTACTTCCCGTAAGAAAGTATCCAGGACGGAAACACACCCTGCAATGTGGGCCAAAACCTGTGGATTCTCTACACTGGCAGTTTGGCTTAGATCAGAGATATAACCCTCACGATATTGTTTCAATCGGTCCATTATAAATTCAAACTCAGGCCTGTCTTCCAGGCCCAAAACTGCTTGTTCTAAACTATCCATTTTGTTGTGGTGCCTGAGATGTACCTGGGACATTACCTGGAGGTGCCCCCAGTTTGCCCGTCAGAGCGTTTTTTCTCTGTTGGGCCTGGTGGTCAATTTGCTTAATATAATTTTCTAACCTGGCCTTAAATCCTTCATCCGATTGCAGTCTTTCCTGAATGTCCTGACCTGGTATTCCCTCAGTTCCTTCAAGGTATCCCTGGACAACTTGTTTCCGTAAATCTGTGTTTGCGTTTTCAGGAGCATTGACAACCTGGCCTGATGCTATTTTGGCTAAATCGGAACTAGTTTCTTCAATTTCCTTATCGCTAGATGCCTGTTGTGGCATGATCAATCGGTCTGCCAAATTCGGGTCAATTGCTTCAGCGAACAACTTCATTAGTTCCCCAAAATTAGCCTGCCCCTGCCTGTCGTACTGAGCAAATACTTCACCCAGTGCTTTTAGTTTATCGAGGACTTTTTCCTGGTCCAAAGAGTCAGCATTAAAGGTTAATACAAAATCAAATTTTTCACTGGTTTCTTCAAATGCAACTTCAAGATCTTGTTCGTTCCCCATTGCCCTGGTCCATTGCTCTGCACCTCCATAGGTGCGTTGCAAATGCCAAATCTGTTTAAGCACTGGCCTCCAGTTGGATAACCACATTGATACCATTTCTTGACGAATCAAATTTGCTTCAACCTGGTCTTCAGCACTGGTTGGTCTGCCTGCAATCTTGTTGGCAATCATTCGCAACTCATTTTCTACTTCGCTTGAAGCAGGGGACTGAGGAGGAATGTCCATGAATGAAATTTCACCTGGTCTTCTGACTGGAACAAAACTACCAGGGCCAATGCGTTCAGGTTTTCTTCCAACCAAGTAAGTTATTGGTGGAATTGTAGAAAGTGATGCTCGGTCAATTCGTGAATCAATTTCAACTTTGATAGCCTGCTCGTAAGGTTGTAAAATTTCACATAATCCCCTGGAATCCAGGATCCGATGGTTTATTGCTTCTCTACAGAAACTAGTAAACGGATATTTACCCTGGGAGTAAGATGACAATTCGTGCTTTGCATAATTATCTGAATCTTCTGAAAAAATCGTGTGACTAATTAATGGCACTCCGTCTTCATCCAGTTCCCTCCTGTAAACTGATACCAACTTTATCAATCCCTCAAAGTGTTCAAGGTCATCATGGTTCCTGGATGGAAAATCAGTGTAATCACTGGAAGGTGCGTTTTGATTGCTCTTCTCAATTAATTCGTCAACAAACTCAGGGTCAAAACCTTGAGTAAAAACCATCTCTTTTAAAGACTCAGGGGAGTGGTGATGAATACAATATATTGCCCTGGCATTTTGAATGTCAGATAAAACATTTGAGTCAAAAATTATGTCCCTGCCAATTTCGTAACTTTTTACGGATGGTCGATTTACTACCATTCTTTCTTTGGGAATTTCGGCCTGCCCTGTCGTTGCCAGGTCCTTAATAATTTTGTTAACCCGTTTCTTTTTTAAATTTGGAAATGCCTGGGAAAGCAATTCCCTGGCAGACTCGTCTTTTGCCATTATGGACTCTGCTAATTCGGGGGCCTGCTCGGCAATTTCCTCCAGGGTAATTGCCTCGTAAAACCTATCAACTTTCCTGGTCCAATAAGTGCCTAAAATACCATTCCCGTACATGAGAACATTGTTCGCAAGAATAGAGCATTCCCTGTTAAATTCTTCCATCTCTGAAAGGGTCCATTTAAGGAATTTTGATACCAGGGAAGAAACTCTAATATCAGTTGGCTCAGTTGGAACTGCCTTCAAGTTCCCTCCTGATACGGCCCGTTTTAACATTGCTACATCGGAACAAACAATTTGATCAATTAAGCCAACGGCCTGATCGGAAGCACCTTGCCAGGGAAAAGCATCCTGGCCCTCCTTACGATTGGTCTTGTAGTTTCTACCTGCCCATGCACCAAATCGTGTGTCCCTGGCAGTATCGCTTTTGTCCTTGTAGAAGGAAAGGTTTACCCTGCATCTTTCCAGGTCATCCTGGAGGTGAGGTATGTCGGGTTCGTCAGAATAAATTTGTTCATTTGGTTCATCCATCCAGTCCTAAGTATAAATCAAAATCTTTGATTTTAGACTGGAACTTTCTCAGTGCTGATTGTTCTGCTCGATAGATAACCATTATATCAGTTCCACAAAACTCTGCTATTTCTTTTAATGTCTTGGGGGCATAGTCTTCTCCTGGTTCAGTTAGGGATGCTTCACGCACAACCATGTGTCTAAGCAGTGTGTCAATCCTGTCAGCACGGGCCTGGCTTGACTCATAGCACTCGGCAGGTTTTTTCATCAACTAATTCCAGGGTAACTTCCTGTCTTAATTTATATAGGTAACCAGGTTTTTTTACGGCAATTGTTGTTATACCATCATACTCAACCTGGATTAACCTGGCATTGATGAGCAACCTGGACACCTTGGCACTTTGATAGCGAGGGTAGTGTTCAGAAGGACCTTTCAGTTTTCTCT